GAACAAATACAGGTGGTAACGATGGCGGGGGCGGGGGTGGTGGCGCATCTGCGGTTGGTACATCTGTTTCCAGTACTGCTGGTGGTGCTGGAGGTAACGGAAGCACTTGGTCTGTAAATAGCCAAACCTATGCTGGTGGTGGTGGTGGCGGTAGCAATAGTGCGGCAGGCCCATCAGGAGGTTCCGGTGGTGGTGGCGCAGGTGGTGGCACAGGCGCACCAGTTGCTGGAACTGCTAATACCGGAGGTGGTGGAGGTGGTTCTGGTAACTCAACAACGGCTGGTGCCGCTGGTGGATCTGGCATAGTCATCATCCGTATTCCAGAAGCCCGTACTGCAACCTTCTCAGGCGGTGTAACGCAGTCCTCCACGACTTCTGGCGGCTTTAAGATTTACACCGTAACCGCTACATCCACAACCTCAGAAACAGTAACTTTTAGTTAAGGAGATAACATTGAGTCACTTTGCAAAACTTGATGAGAACAACATTGTTGTTTTTGTCACCGTAGGCCGACAGGAAGATGACGGCAAGGAAGCGGAACTCACCGCCCGGACAGGGGATGTCTACAAGCAGACCTCCTACAATACCCGTGGCGGCGTTCACTACACAGATGGCGTTCCATCGGCAGACCAATCCAAGGCTTTGCGTAAAAACTACGCTGGACTTGGTTACACCTACGATGCAGGCCGGGATGCGTTTATTCCTCCTAAACCTTTTGCCTCTTGGGTGCTAAACGAAACAACTTGCCTATGGGATGCGCCTGTTGCCTACCCGACAGATGGCAAGCGTTACACATGGGATGAGGCCACGACATCTTGGGTTGAAGTCGAAGAGGTGTCTGCGTGAAACTTATCAAACTGACCAACGCTACCAAGGGCCGCATCGGTGAGGGCTTAATCCTAAACACCGACCTGATTGCATCGTTTTTCGAGCACAGCCAGGAGGACGGAACTAAAGTCACCGTGGCCTATGGCATGAACGGCAACTCTTGGGAAGTTAAAGAAACTATTGATGAGATTTACAATCAAATTAAGGAGTAAGTTTGAACGGAATGTGGCAACTGTGGCAACAAAGGTACTCTAAAGACCTCTGCCAGCAGATAGTAGACCAAGCAAAGAAGATTGAACCACAAAACGCAATCATAGGATTTAGTGGCTCTAACGTAGATACTAATGTCCGTAGAAGCAAAGTTAGGTGGATCACTAGGGATAACAAGGAACTAGGTTGGCTGTACGAAGAAATAACTAACCTGTTCCATATTGCTAAACATAATGCCTTTGGTGCTGATATCAGGTTCTTAAACGAGTTACAGTTTACAGAATACAACGCAGAAGACCAAGGATATTATAATTGGCATAACGATGTAAACTGGGATGATGGCAGGCAGGTACACAGGAAGTTAAGTTTTGTCTGCCAACTAACAGACCCAGAAGAGTACGAAGGTGGTGAGTTTGAGATGCAGCCGTTGTACCTAGGAGCACCAGACGCGCAACAGTTGAAGACACAAGGAACAGCCATTATCTTCCCGTCTTTGGTGATGCACAAAGTTAACCCTGTTACGAAAGGAACTAGGCACTCTCTAGTAGCCTGGATCGAAGGACCTAAGTGGAGATAGTATGGCAACCGAACACATGAGCGAGACAGCAAAGGCAGCAGGAGATGCCCTGTCTATATTTACTGTTCTAGCAACATTAGCACAGTGGCTACCTGCTATTGCAGCACTGTTTACTATTGTCTGGACCACTATCCGTATCTTTGAAACTAAAACTGTTAGAGGATGGTTAGGTAAGAAATGAGTAGAAAAGTATCAGCAGTTGCTACCAGAACAAACGCCACTAAGGTTACTATTCTTACTGTTCCTACTAAGAATACTGGCTTTTGGCAGATGATGTATATCATTAGTCTTACTGGTACAGAGACTCCTAAAGTCTACTGGTATGACAAGTCTACCAATACTGAGTACTTTATTGTAGGCGGTAAGAACCTGGGAGCAGGTGATTTTATTCTTCTAGATGGTAACACAGAAGTAATCTTGCAGGAAGGCGATGAGATTCGTGTACAGAATACAGGCACAAGCACTGTAACTTATGTAGCTACAGTAGAGTTAGTTCCTGAGCAAACAGTTCAATTTCAAAACTAAGGAGTAATCATGCCAATGGTCGGAGAGAAGAAGTTCCCTTATACGCAGAAGGGCAAGAAAGAAGCTAAGAAGTATGCTATGCAGACTAACAAGAAAGTAAAGAAGAATCCTGCTAAGAAAATGAAAGGCTATTAACATGATGAAGCCTAAGACTAAAAAAGGTAAAGCAGAGAAGGTTGGTAAGGTTATGAGCGAGTACAAAGCAGGTACTCTACATAGCGGTAAAGGTGGCCCAGTAGTTAAGTCACGCAAGCAAGCAGTTGCTATTGCTATGTCTCAGGCTGGAATGACAAAGAAGAAAAAGAAATGAAACAAGGACTATACGCCAACATCTGGGCCAAGCGTAAGCGTATCAAAGAAGGTAGCGGTGAGAAGATGCGTCAGCCTGGAACCAAAGGTGCTCCGACTGCTAAAGCATTTAAACAGTCTGCAAAGACAGCAAAGAAGAAATAAATGGTTAAGAAGGTATATCAGAATCCAGAAGGCGGTTTAAACGCTAAAGGTAGGGCCTACTTCAAGGCTAAAGAAGGAGCTAACCTAAAGCCTCCAGTGTCTTCTAAAGAGGCTAAGAAGTCTCCTAAAGCAGCCGCTAGACGGAAATCATTCTGCGCTCGTTCTGCTGGTCAAATGAAAATGTTTCCAGAAGCAGCTAAAGATCCAAATAGCAGATTAAGAAAAGCTAGGCGCAAATGGGAGTGTAACTAGGAATAAAATATGGCTAACAAAACTTACTTACAACTTGTTAACGATGTCCTTGTTCGTCTGCGTGAGAATGAGGTCACGTCTGTTACTGATACATCCTACTCAAAGCTAATCGGTAAGTTTGTTAACGATGCCAAGAGGCAGGTAGAGGACGCATACAACTGGAATGCTCTGTCAGAGACTATTACTGTTGCTACCTCTGCAGACCTATTTAACTATGTACTGACTGGTGCTGGTATTCGTTTCCGTGTCTTTGATGTGATTAATGACACCAGCAATTGGTTCCTAAACAACGCCTCCACTATGGAGATGGATGAGTGGTTCTTAGTAGATACGCCTGAGAAGTCTGCTCCTCGCTACTATAACTTTAACGGTGTAGACTCCAATGGAGATACGCAGGTAGACTTATATCCTATTCCTAATGGCGCATACAACATTAACTTTAACTTAATTAAGCCTCAAGACGAGTTAAGTGCTAACGCTACACAACTTAAAGTTCCTGCTGAACCTGTCATCTTCTTAGCCTATGCAAAGGCTTTGGCAGAGCGTGGAGAAGATGGTGGCCTAGCTAGTTCAGAGGCTTATGCGCTGTATCAGACCTCCTTAGCAGATCACATTGCTATTGAAGGAAACAAATATCCTGATGAGTTTATTTGGGACGCTACTTAATGGCTGCTCAGACGCTAACCGCTAGTATTGCTGCACCAGGATTCTTTGGATTAAACATCCAAGAGTCTGCAGTATCGTTGTCTTCAGGCTTTGCGCTTGAGGCTAACAACTGCGTTATTGATCGGTATGGTCGTATTGGTGCTCGTAGAGGCTGGACACCAGTGAACACAGCTGTCAATACTGACCTTGGTGCTGCTAATCCTGTTCAGTTCATGTTTGAATTGACAGACAACGGAACTACTCAATTCATTAGTGCTGGTAACAATCGACTGTTTACTGGCACTACAACGATGACTACGGCTAATGTCCGTAATCAACCTAACAATGCTAATCTGACTTATACAATTACTGGTAACAACTGGCAAGCTGCTGCTCTTCCTTACGGCGATGGTACTGCTGCAGAACCTCATGCATATTTAGTACAATCAGGACATCCAGCTTTAGTATATCACCGTTTGGCTAATCCAGGTACTGGCGCTACCTTCTCAGTAACTACTGTGTCTAGCGGAGTTATTACTGCTCTGTCTGTTACAGCGGCTGGTAGTGGATACAATGTTGGTGATATCCTTACTCTGTCTGGTGGCACAACTGCCGCTACTGTGACTGTTGCTACACTATCTGGTACTGGAATTGCTACCGTAACTATTACTACTGGAGGTGCAGGATACAGCAACGGTAACGCACTAACCAGTACTGTAACCACTATTATAAACCCACACTCACACGCTGGTTCTTACGGCTTCCAAAGACTTGGAGACATCGGTACTATACCTCTTGGGTATTCAGTTGCAGACTTCTCACCTAACTGCGCTCTTGCGGCCTATGGCCGTGTCTGGTTAGCAGATATCGTCGGAGATCCTCAGACAGTCTACTTTAGTCGTTTACTTGACGGATCAGACTTCCAAGGTGGTGACTCAGGTTCTCTGTCCTTAAATGCAGTATTTCCTAATACGGACAAGATAGTCGCTATGGCGGCTCATAACGGCTTCCTAATTATCTTTGGTCGTAACAACATTGCTATCTATAACAATCCTATCGATGTCACTGTTATGTCCTTGGTAGACTACATTCCTAATGTGGGATGTGTGGCTAGGGATTCTGTTCAGAACACTGGTACGGATATTATCTTCTTGTCTGATGCTGGTGTCCGTAGCCTACAGCGAGTGATTCAGGAGAAGTCTCTGCCTATGCGGGATATCTCCAAGAATGTTCGTGATGACCTGATGACCAATGTAGCCTCTGAGACAGTCACCAACATCAAGTCTGTCTACTACGAGAGAGATGCCTTCTACCTGTTGGCTCTACCTACTACCAAGTTTGTTTACTGCTTTGACATGAGAACACCTCTGCAGGATGGGTCTGCTAGGGTCACTACTTGGACCAACATTGAGCCTAGGTCGTTTGTTGTCACCAATACCAAGGATTTGTACATTGGTAACCCTGGGTATATCGGAAAATACTTTGGACACACGGACAATACTGCTAACTATCGCTTTAGCTACTACACCAACTACTTCGACTTTGATAAACCTACCGTAGAGAAGATCCTGAAGCAGGTTGGCTTTGTTGTTATTGGTGGTTCTAACCAAGATGTGGCTGTAAAGTGGGGATTTGACTACAACGAAAACTTCTTTGCTTTTACGAAAAAACTTGACACAGCGGTAGTTTACGAGTATAATATAGGTGAGTACAATATTGCTGAGTTCTCAGACGGTATTGTGCTAGATAAGTTTAAGATCCAGGCTGGTGGCACAGGCGCTGTTATGCAGATCGGCTTAGAAGCAGAGATCAACGGTAACCCAATCTCAATCCAGCGTATTGATGTGTATATTAAACAAGGAAAAACAGTATGAGTAAACGTTGTGCTGATTGTGGAATAATTAAAGAAAACTCTTTATTTCACAAAAACACACAACAAAAAGATGGTTATAGTTGCTACTGTAAGAACTGTTCAGTTACACGGAATAAAAAGAAATATAATAAAGCATCTAAAGACCATGAGTGGAAACTAAAACAAACATTAAAAGCAAGTAAACAAAGAGCAGAAAAACAAGGACTTGAACACACGCTGACATTAGATGATTTGTATCAACTATATCCTATTGATAATAGATGTCCAATATTAGGAATAGTTTTAGTTTGGGGTTTTCCTAAAGATTCTAGTCCAAGTTTAGATAGAATAGATTCAAATAAAGGATACACATACGAGAACTGTCAAATCATTTCTAATAGAGCAAATAGAATTAAAGCAGATGCTACTGTTAACGAACTTGAATTACTTGTAAAATATTTGAAGGAGATTTAAATTGTCAAATTATACGAAAGCCACCAACTTTGCTGCTAAGGATTCTCTGCCTAGCGGTAACTCAGGCAAGATTATTAAAGGTACAGAGATTGATACCGAGTATAATGCTATTGCATCTGCTATCTCTTCTAAGGCAGATACGGACAGCCCTACTTTTACTGGTACGCCTCTAGCACCTACGCAGGCTACTGCTACAACCAGCAACACTCAGATTGCTACCACTGCCTTTGTACAGGCTGCTATTGCCGCTGCTAATGTTGTTCCTGCAGGTACGATTGTTCTCTGGTCTGGGTCTGTAGCAAGTATCCCAACTGGTTGGGTTTTATGTAATGGATCTAATAGTACCCCTGACCTTCGTAATCGCTTTGTTGTCGGTGCTGGTTCTACCTATGCTGTAGGCGCTACTGGTGGTTCTGCTGATGCAATTACTATTGCACACACCCACACTGGCACTACTGTATCTGCAGGCGATCACAATCATACGATATCTTTAAGTAACCAAAGCAATCAAAACGGTACTGTATCTGGTGGTGGAACTGTTCCTGCAACGTCTTCTTCGACAGGAACTACATCAACTGCTGGAGCACACACCCATACCTTTACCACAGATTCTACTGGTTCATCTGGCACTAACGCTAACCTGCCTCCGTACTATGCGTTGTGCTACATTATGAAGACCTAATTAAATATAGTTTAGAAAAGGAAAAACTATGGCAGCCTGGATGTTACCTGCAGCAATAGCTGGGGCAAATTTACTTGGAAGTGCAATTTCTGGCAGATCTGCTGAACGAGCAGCCAACACTGCTGCTGCGGCACAGGAACGATCAGCACAGCTTGTTGCTCAGGCTAGTGCATTCAGGCCAGTAGGCATATCTACTCGGTTCGGTACATCACAGTTTCAAGTAGAGACTGATCCTGCTACAGGACTTCCTCGATTGGTTGGTGCAGGTTACACAGCCTCTCCTGAGATTCCAGCATACCAGAATAGACTATCTCAGCTAGCCGCTTCAGGACTAGGACAAGCAGAGGCCGCGCAGGCTGCTGCAGCGCCATTAGGAGGAGCAGCACAAAGTCTCTTTGGACTTGGTGCAGGATACTTAGCAGAATCTCCTGAACAAGCAAGGCAACGTGCGTTCAATATGCTTCAGGATGTACGCAGACCTGAGCAGATGCGTGAAGAGAGCAGGCTAGCAGCTACAGCATTTGGTCGTGGTCGTGCTGGAGTTAATATTGGTGGTGCTGGTCAACCTGAGTTGTTTGCTCTTGCTCGTGCTAGAGAAGAACAACGCGCTCGTGATGTATTAGCAGCAGAGCAGACAGCGCAACAGCAAATTGGATTTGGTGCGGGATTATTTGGTACTGGCGCAGGTCTGTTAGGAACACAGTATCAGCTTCCAACTCAGGCTCTGTCTCCGTTTATGACTGCCTTCGGAGCACAGCAAGCAGTTGAGCAAGCAGCACTACAGCCGCTTGAGATTGGTTCTAACTTAGGTGGCAGGGCTGTCAATACTGCTGGCGCTCAGGCTCTATTACAAGGTGGTTTAGGCGCTGCTCAGACTCGACTACAAGGCGGTCTGGTTGGTCCTACTTTGATGGCACAGAATCTTGCTACCTTTGGTCAGAACTATATGCAAGGACAGCAACAGCAACGACTGTTTGATTTCTTATCTGGAATGCGACAGCCTTCTGTAACATCCGCACTAGGACAAGGAACAGGCGCTGGATATGGTTTTGAAGACTACGGTCAATATCTCTAAGGATTGAACATGGCAATTACTTCTTTATTTGGTCCTACTCCCGCTGAACTAATCCTTGCTCAACAACAAAAGCAAAGAGAAGAACAGTTACTTCGTAACCAGCAAATAACACAACAAGGCGCTGAGTTTGGCCCATTCCGTGGTCTGTATCAGGCTGGTCTGCGTATGGGAGATATTGGCGGTCAGGCTATCATGCAAGGTTTGTTTCCTGATCAGGTAGACCCACGCTTGCAAGAGGCTACTGCTGTTCAGGGAGTTCTTTCTAAGTTCTCAGGAATGGATCAGTCAGACCCTAAAGTATTAGAAAGAATTGGTCGTGAGTTAATGCCTGTTGCGCCTAATGCAGGGCTTCGAGCACTTACGCTTGCAAAAGAACTAGCGGTGAAAGAAAAACCAATTTCTGTTCGTCCTGGTGGTGCTTTAGTATCTCCAACTGGTCAAGTAATCTATGAAAGACCTAGCGAAGATAGACAAAAGGTTATTGCTCCTGGGCAGGATATTGCACGAGCCGCTGGTGCGCTTGGTTTTACAATTCCAGACGATGTAAGAAACTTTACAACTGCTGAATGGAAAGCAATTGATGCTAGATTAAACCAAGATAAAATAAACGCTGCTGCGGCTTCTGCGGCTAAGTTGAATTTTGAAGATCCAAAATCACGGTTTGCTGCTATAACGGAAGTAAACAATCAAGTTAAACCGCTTGTAACTCAAATTAACAACTTAGATCAAGCTATTTCAATTAGACGAAATGACAAATCTCCGTTCTCTCAGAGGTTATTCGAGCAGACGGTTAGTGGAGCATTTGGAGATGCACAAAAAGCACAAGCAGAGATTACTCGCCTTGTTAACACTGGTAACCTTGGTGAGCGTGTCACAAACACTTTAAATATGTTCTTAACTGGTAACATTGGCAACTCTACTAAAGAAGATCAACTTGAGAGTTTGAACGCAATTCGGGACTATGTTGCACAACAGTATGACACTACTATCCGTCCATATAGATCTGCTGCAGGAAATAAAGCAGACGAAATTGCTCCGCTATCTTCTCAAAAATTTGATCGTCCTAAATTACCAGATGGTCAAGGATATATTCCGTTTACCGTTATCAATCAATACGGACTTAAAAGAGGACAGCGGTTTAAACAAGGAAACGTAGAAGCAGTTTATAACGGCGATGGTACTTACACTGTTCTGAAAGGTCAATAATGGCGCAAGATAAAAGCGTAATGGGTCCAATCAATTGGAACGAACCTATTCAATCTATTGGCCCTGCTGGTGACTTTACTCCTTTAGAGCCTTCTGCAACTCCGTCTAGAGCAACTAGGGCTGGTTTTGAGAATGTAGTCGGAGAAAAACTTCGTGCTGGTTTTGCCAATGTTGCACAAGGATTACTCCTTCCTTTTCGTATTCCTACATTTGAAACAGAGCCATACGCAACTAAATTATCAAAGAGCATTCCTAATTTATTTGGTGTAACAGAAGCAGGAAGGCCGGAAGATATTGTTCAAAGAACAGTTGGGGGAGGAGTTGAGGCGCTTCCTACAGTATTGTTTCCTGGGCCTAAAGGTGCAAGTTTATTTACTCGCTCTCCTCGTGCAGGTGGTGAGGCATTAACTACTGCTTTTGGTGCTGGTGCTGGTTTTGAACTTGGTAGAACTGCTGGAGAAGGAACTTTCTTAGAGACTCCGTTAGCAATTGGCGGTGCTTTATCTGGAGGAACTGCATCTAGTATTCTATACAATGCTTTTACTGCTGCTCCAAAGATTGGAAAAGAGTTTCTTACTTCTTTACGGACTAAAGTAGAAGATGCTGTTGGAAACGAAAGTTACAACAAAATAATCAATGCAGTTAATGCAGATCAAATCAATCGTATTATGATTGAAGATCCTACCATTCCTGCTAAACTTTCTAGAATTGCAGAGATCCAACAACTTATTCCTGGGTTCAGTCCTAACTTGTATCAGGCAACAGGAGCAACCACTGTCGGTATTCGAGCACAGGCAGCTTTACAGCGTCAGGTAGATAAGATTCCTGAAGTTGTATCTCAGACCGAAAGAAGTATGGATGCTGTCAGGTCTAAGGTTGCAGAACTGTTTCCAATAACAGAGTCTTCATTTGTGTTTGCTGGAAGACAAGCAGATAAGACTAAGACAGCATTAGCGTCCTTAGTTAAAACCGCAGACGATAATATTGAACAACTAAGTTCTACCTTTGTTAAATCTGGTAGACAAGAGCTTGGTGACAGGATTAGGCAGGCTTACGAAGGACGTAGACAGGCTGTTAGTAGGTTATTCAAAGAGCAGTACGATGCTCTTGACTCAGAAGCCGACAGTCTAGGAACTCGTTTGGGACAAGACCAAGTAGGGCAGATTTACAACACAGTCCTACAAAATAGACAAGTGTTTGAGCAGTCTCCAGAACTGTTTAATCTTGTTCAGTCAGCCTTTAAGCCAAGAGAAGCAACTCGTGGTGCTACAATTCTAGGGCCGACTGGCGAGGCTATTACAGCGCCTACAACAACTCTTGAGTTTGATCCTGTTAAATTCAACGATATCCGTTCC